AGCTTCAAGCTCTTATTGCTGGACCTTTGGCCGATCTTTTGTCAATTATTGGGGACCTGCTCGGCAATCAGGCTGAACTAAACAGACTTAACGCTTTGCGTAAAGATCTTGCGGGAACAAGAGCTGGTGCGCAATTAGAAAAACAAATTTCAGCAAAAACTAGCGGGAAAACGACAGCAGATCTGTTAGGCGGTGGGAAAAATGCCGGATTTTTTGAAAATTTAGCTGCCGGAATTTTGATGGGCCCTGACCTAGCAACAGAAGAGGCGTTAAGCGCGGCAGGTGTTAGAACGTTTGAAATGGAGGGAATCCTGTCGGATTTGTCTACAAAAGAACTAGCAGGTCTCAGGAAACAGTATGAAAAGTTTCGACCAGAGCCTAAAAACCAGATAAAGCTTACTCAGGACCTGCCCAAGCCTTCCAAAGAAAGAGAAAGTCGTGTTCCTCAGCTGACAATCGAAGTTGGTTTAACGGAGAGATTGAATACGTTAAACAGGCAAATCTTGCAAGCCAAGCAGGATGAAGATCCAGTTAGAGAGGCTGCTTTGCAAAGGGAAGTAGCACTTGAGGAGAAGGCGGCAAAAATTGCAAAAATAAATTTAGACAAAATTCCGCAAGCAGAAAAAGACTTGAAGATCAAGGAGGTGGGGCTACAAACAGACCAAGAAATTTTTGAAATTAACCATAGGCTAAAAGACCTTAAACAGTCTCAAGTTGAAAAAAACCAAGAAATAATTGCTGATTTTCAAAGTCAAAATGATTTACTGCAAGCACAGCTTGACGGACGCTTGGAAGAGGAGAAGATAGAGCAGACGCTTGCCAAGCTTAAGGACGAAAATAAAGGATTAGATATAGACAAAGTTCGCAATATCCTTGAGGCAAACAATGCCTTAAAAGAGCAAATTGCCATTTCTGAAGAGTTAGATCAACTTTATGAAAATATCGGGCAAAGCATTTCATCGGGTATTGTCGATGCGCTGACTGCTGCTGTTGAAGGAACCAAGAGTCTTGCTGATATTGCTTCTCAAACGCTGAAGCAGATTGCCAACATTCTTCTGCAGTTCGGAGTTCGGAGTGTTTTAAGCGGCCTTGGTGGCGATGACGACGTTGGTTTCTTTACCAAGCTTTTTCCAAAAAAAGCGCTTGGCGGCGCTGTTGGTGCAAATCAACCCTATATGGTTGGCGAAAAAGGCCCTGAGCTGTTTGTCCCTGGAGCGCAAGGCAACATTGTTCCAAACAACGCAATGGGAGGCTCTAACAGCGTGGTGAACGTTGACGCTTCAGGCTCTAGCGTGGAAGGCGATGCACAGCAGTCCAAAGCCCTTGGCCAAGCGATTGGCGCTGCCGTTCAAGCCGAGATCGTCAAACAGAAAATGCCCGGAGGTCTTCTTAACTAATGCCTACCTTCCCTTCAATCACACCGACTTACGGTCTTCAAAAGAACAGCGCCCCAAACGTAAGGATCGCGCAGTTTGGATCAGGCTATAGCCAACGCAGCACGTTCGGCATCAATCAGAATCCAAAGGTCTACAGCCTGACTTTCCAGGTTTCCGAGACAGACGCTGACACGATAGAAACGTTCTTAGATGCACGCGGTGGAGCGGAAAACTTTGATTTCACGCCACCTGGCGAAGCCAGCAGCGGCAAATATATCTGCCGCAACTGGAGCAAGTCGATTCCATACCTAAACCGTGCCACAATCCAAGCAACGTTTGAGGAGGTGTTTGAGGCATGACTTCATCAATTCCTGTCACAAAAAATACGGTTGAAAGGGAGCTGCACTCCCTTGAACCATCAGCAATTATTGAGCTGTTTGAGCTGCACCTAACGCAAGCTGTGAACGGCGTGGATCTGATCTACTACTACCATGCTGGAACAAACGAGCTGTCGCAGAATATTGTTTTTGACGGAAAAACTTACTCGGCAGTACCAATTGAGGTTGATGGTTTTGCGGTGACGACTAAGGGCACGTTGCCTCGCCCCAGCATGAAGATTGCTAACGCCAATAATGCAATCACATCTCTGCTTAATTCTTACAACCCATTGCAGGCAGAGGTAAGGCGCATTCGCACTTGCAAGAAGTTTTTGGATGCTGTCAACTTTTCAAGCGGTACAAACTCAAGCGCTGATCCAAGTGCATTGTTTGGCGGTGGTTATGAGTCTTGGTACATCGACCGAGTTGCAACAGAAAACATCAACGTTGTTGAGTTTGAGTTGGTCGGCAAGCTTGATCTGACAAACCTGCGATTGCCCGGACGGCAAGTGGTTGAGCATTGCCCTTGGGTTTACAAGGGCAACCAATGCGGGTACAAGCCAGGGAAAAAATTTAATCTCAACAACCAACAGGTCAGCAACGCATCAGAGGATCAATGCGCCAAGAACCTTAGAGCATGTGAGTTGCGGTTTCCAAAAGGCGAAGGCATTGGTCCGAAGGACAACCTGTTGCCATTTGGAGGATTTCCAGGTGCTCGACTTTCGGTCTGATGCAGAAAAGCACGCCAAGTCGGCTGAGGATGCTGAGTCATGTGGTCTTGTGGTTGACGGTGTTTACTGGCCTTGTCGGAATATCGCTGACGATCCTTGTGCTGACTTTGCCATTAACCCAAGAGATTACGCAGCCGCAGCCTTACGAGGAAAGATCCAAGCCGTAGTGCATTCACACCCAAAAGGCGGCCCTGCTAGCAAGGCTGATAAGCGCGCTTGCACTGGAACGGGATTGCCGTGGCATATTTGGAGCGTGCCAGACAAACAATGGTCAACTATCGAACCCTGATTGGCAGGCAGTGGGATTACGGCAAGTTTGATTGCTTTACGTTGATCCGCGATTGGTTTGGGCTGCAAGGCATTGATCTGCCTGATTTTGAGCGGCCTGCTGACTTGGAGACCTGCGAAAGCATCTTTCTAAAACAGGCTTTGGCGATCGGGTTTGAGCAGGTTGATTACACGAAAAGACGGCCCGGTGATGTGCTGATCATGCGCCTTGGAACGGCAACGCCAATGCACGCTGCGATTTTGCTGCCTGATGAACGCATTTTGCACCAACGTCAGGATTCACTGAGTGCGGTGGTACCGTTTGGGCGATACTATGTCTCTAGAGTTGCAGCGGTCTTTCGGTATGCAGCAGACCGTAAGGTTGCTGGGTGATCTGGGCGAGCGTTACGGCTCAGAGCATGTATATCATGACCTGCGTTCTCCTGCGGATGCAATCAAGCTGCTGTGCATAAATCAACCCGCTTTGGTAAAAGAGCTGGCTGAGGCGCATGAGCACGGCATTGGTTACACGGTGGTTCAGGCTGGTGAGTTTTTAGGATACAAAGACTTAAAATTGCCTCTTGGTAAAAATGATTTGATTCTGTCACCTGTGGTCGTTGGCAGTGGCGGCAATGCTGCAGGGATTGGGCAAGTGTTGTTAGGGGTAGGTCTGATTGCTGCATCGATCTTTATCCCCGGATCTACTGTTATTTTTGGAACAACTTTTGGCGCGATTTCTCTTGGAGTTGGCATTGCTGGTGCTGGCTTAGTGCTTAGCGGTATCGCAGATATGATTTCCCCACAGCCAACAATTCCAACACTTAGCAATAGCACAGGCAATAGGACGGCACCAGGTCAAAACACAAACGCAACTGGGCCGCAAGGTGTTTCCCGCGCCACCTCAGGCCAGCAGTCCTATGCTTTTTCTGGCCCAGCCAACACTGTTGGTGTTGGAGCGACAGTGCCTCTTGTTTACGGCAAGATATTGATTGGAAGTCATTTGATCTCGTCGAAGGTGCAAATTACAAGCGATAGTGATCCAACAGGCGAGTATTTTTCAACGCCAGGCCCTGCTTCAATTACGATTAATGGCGAAAAGGCTGACCATAAGTTTAAATCACATAACGGGCTTAGAACAAGGCGTTGGCAGACGCATCACGTCAAGCTTGGAGATGAGGAAAAAAGCGGCGATTTTGTCAGAAAATTATCGTTTGATATTATCAAATACACAGACAGAGAAGAGGAGAAAAATGATGATATATTTCATTTTGAAGGTACAAGTAGGGAAAACTTGCAAATTTTATTTCAAATCGACAACGGGCTCAGCAGGGTTATTGGCAGCCAAACCGTGCCTGCTTTTTTGACATACGAGATTACTGTCAAGAAAGACAAGTATCCAGGAGAGTCGCCAATTTTTACAAAAGTGTCCGGCACAATTCAAGGATTACTGAGAAAGAAAGATAATTACAAGTTCTGTCATGCGGTTACTTATGGACTCTCAGGTGCTGAGGACAGTGACACAGAGGTGAATGTCAGAGTCCGTATTATTGACACGGATGCCGACAACGAGGGCGGGCGACTTGTTATTAGGAGTTTAGGTTATAAACATTTTAATAATGACGACGAAAATGAAACTCAAGAGCTTGTGTCGGAGGGTTAGTCATGGGGCTTAATTCAAATTCTGTCATTAAAATTGTTGACCTTCTTTGCGAAGGCCCCATCGAGGGTATTGATGGCAATGCCAGAGGAGTTTATTTAGACGAAACGCCTATTAGATCAGAAACAGGCAACTTTCTTGTTGATAGGGACAATGTTTCCTTTGACGTTAACTTAGGAGGGCGCGATCAGGGTTATTTGCCGCAAGCCAAGGGATCGACCAGCAACGTAATTAACGTCAACACAGAAGTTGGCACTGGCTATACAGAGAATCTAAACCCTGGGGGGACGGAGGTAAAAAGCCGTGACTATGGTGCAGGCAACGAGATTGTGCAAATAACAGACCTGCAAGCTGATGAGATCGATCTAATTTTTACTGTGCCACGGCTGTTTTCTACGGCCCAAGAGGGTCTTGTAAAAGGACAGTTATTTGATGCGGTGATCTGGTTTGACGTATCTATTCAGGCAGTCGGCAGCGGCGGCAAATTTGAGCGCATAAAACGCACAAATGTCAGTAGAGTCAGCGAGGACTTCAAGGTTAATACAAACAATTTTAACTTTTTTATCGAGGGCATCAGTATAACAAATTATCAGTACAAAATTTCTGGAATCGAGCTAAAGGGCAAAGGGCCTTGGAACATTAGAGTCAGGAAGTATCCTCCTGCCAACAAAACAACTTACAGCGGCAAAATTCCACACGGCAAGAAAGGCAAAAAAGAACGAAAACGAGCTAAGCAGATTGATCAAGACATTTTTAGGGCTACTTGGGGTGAGTTTGAAGATACGCCTCAAAAGACTCCGTTGGTGAACGGACGAGCAAACACGCTCGTCTGGTCTTCAATAATTGAACGGCAAGACATAAGGTCGGCCTATCCATACACGGCATGTGTAGGCATGAGCATCTCGACTGAAGAGTTTGCAACACTGCCAACAAGGGCATATTTAGTCAAAGGCAAAAAAGTTCGCATCCCACATAACGCAACCCCAAGAGATGACGGAAGCTTGCGTTTTAACGGCAACTTCAACGGCAGCCTAGGTGATCGAGCCTGGACAACCTGCCCAGTCTGTATCTTCTACGATTTACTCACCAGCACACGTTTTGGTGCGGGGCACTTTATCGACAAAAGCAATCTGAACTGGGTCGATTTGTACCCACTGGCACGATACGCGAATGAGCTAATAAAAGGTGAACCACGTTTTGCGTGCAATGTGGCGGTGTCATCGCAAGCGCAGGCGTACACCGTCCTCCAAGATTTTGCCTCAATCTTTAGGGGCATGATGTATTGGCAATCGAATACGATCCAGGTCACGGCAGACCACGGCAATCTCCGCCGGTCCAAATGTTGATCCTGTTCATATCTTTTCTAACTCAAACGTTATTGGCGGCATTTTTAACTACAGCGGCTCATCGCTCAAAACACGCAGCACAAGTATCAGGGTCCGGTACAGCGACCCTAAAAACCTATATAAGCCAAATGTTCTTTGCATTGAAGATGCAGAACTGATCTCCAAGTACGGTTACCAAATCAAAGAGATTTTGGCGTTCGGCTGCACATCTAAAAAACAAGCAAGGCGTTTGGGGCGGTGGATGATGAAATCGGAAGAGCTTGATGCAAGCACCGTAACGTTTTCTGTTGGCCTAGATGGTGTTCTTGTGTTTCCTGGTCAGGTATTCGCTGTGCAAGATGAGATGCGCGCTGGAACAAGACTGTCCGGCCGCATTGCCAGTTCAACCTCAACCAGCATCGTGGCTGATCAGTCAATCACGTTGCCCAGCGGTAAAAACAAGAA